AGACATTAAATGTACGTTGTCACTGGTGGTTTGGCCATCACACTACGTACACGCTCGATTACCGTTAGAGCGCATGCATGCGGAGATCGGTCCCGCAGGGTTGGCCTGAATCAGCTGAGAAGGTCACAGCCAGGATGGAACCAACCGGACCTTATGAAGATGGAGGATCCATGCACATTGGATGGAGGGCCGGTGTTGACTACATCGGTAAGTACCTCAGTTCTAGCCCGCGGTGGGTTAGGGCGCAGGAGTGGCTCTCACGCAATGTTGAGACTGCTGCTGTCGACTACACATTGTTGACGGTGTTAGCCTCGAGGGCCGATGATCTGGAGGAAGCGAGGGACAATCGCAGTGTCACGTCCCAATTCTGGGCCCAACAGGGACTCCTTAAATTTGGATGTCCTGTTCATGTCGGGATCAAACCCAGAGCAGAAACCGGATATGACGTTTCAGGAATCGGACCGTGTTCCTGCGGACACAGTCGACGAGCTGAATCCAAATGGCGGCGATCGCAGTCCGAAGCCGTATCGGAAAACGTTCGATCGACAAGAAGGCAAAAGCACGTCCGCGCAGCCCGAGTTCCAATCCCCCGAACCGAAAATTCCGAAACTTCGGAATCGTGGGAGGAAGAAGCAAGCTACGTCGGAGCCGGAGTACGCAGAGATATACGATCTCGATGGTCAGAAAATCCGAACGACCAGGGAAATTCAGATGCTGATCGGGCTCAGCATGTTCTTCGGGGAGAGGTTTTACCCTCTGGACGAACTGGGTTGGACGTTTCGCGTTCAGAATTCGGATGGCGAACTGATAGCTATGGATCCGCAGTATCTGCGGCACTCGCTATTGCGGGTGGAAGAGGTCGAAGGTCGAGGGTTCTCGACATCGATGAAGTGGTGGAAAATCACATCCATGGTAACAAGTTCTCTGGCGCTCCTTTCTTCGGTCGCAATCGGGATTTCTTGGGTAGCGGGAAATCACGTGCTCAGCGGCTCATGGCTGGTACATCCGGCTTTGATCCCTATCTGGCTGGCCGTCGCGTTCAGCCTGGGGGGTCTGGACCGAAGACTCGTCTCGTTTGGATGGCCCCGTTGGCGACGACTATTGTCGCTACGAGGTTCTCGAAACCAGTCAGTAAAAGATTGGTTAGGCGAGAGCCGTTCGCGTGGGGATTACGAGGATGTGACCGAATCGCGCTTCAAGCGGCGTTGAAGTCACGATTCAGGTATACTTATAGCCTGGATTATTCCGGATTTGACACCACGATACCGGCACATATGATCGATGACGCTTTTGGTATATTGTCTACTCATTTGGACATGACATCGGAAGAGGAGATCCTGTTTAAACGCATCCAGAACGATTTCATTCACTCTCGACTTATCACCCCAGATGGTGAGGTCTACCAGGTGCACAAGGGTGTACCTTCAGGGAATCCTTTCACTAGTCTCATAGGGTCTATGGTGAACCTGATTCTTGCACAGTATATGTGGATTCGCATTACTGGTAAGGCGCTCCCGGTAGATAGGGTGCTTATTCTTGGCGATGATGTGGTTATTGGCTCAGATAGCTATATTCCGCTAAGTAAGTTAGCTTCAAGCTCTGCCGAGCTTGGCTTTACCCTGAGTGTTGAGAAGAGTAAAGTTGGACACTCTTATCGCGAGAGGGACGACCAGAATCCTTTGGAGAATGGCGTCCATTTCTTGGGCCATACTGAGGTCGCAGGTCGTTTGCGACGCTCTGAAAAGGAGGTGGTGCAAAGGATGGTTTATCCTGAACGCCACAAGAAACGATCGACTAAGGAGTCGATGCTTCGTTTCTACTCTTATATCCCCGATAGCCTTGAAGGCTTCGTGTTATGGAGGTTGGTCTATGACAACCCCGACATCATGGTCAGCGTCCAGCAGGCCCTGAGGGATATTGGCACTGGAGTCGATCTGGCATCGTATGACCTGCCTGGCAGGTTGAGAATGCTACTCGAGATTCAGGATGAGAACTTTAACCAA